GCTTGAATCCAAACTAGGCAAGAAGAGTCAAGACGATGATGAAGACGCCTCAGAGGAGCCCACAGAGGCCACTCAGGGTGATTCTGATCAGGCAGAGGAAGTAGAGGAGCAGCCAGTCTCTGAAGCAGTTGACTACATGTCACAGCTTGGGGAGGAGTATGCCAAGACTGGAACCATCTCTGATGAAGCCATCGAGCGTCTCAGTCAGATGGATCAGAAGGAGCTAATTCAATCCTATCTCCAGTACTACCAAAAGTCAGCAGCCCAGAGCCAACAGGTCCAGCTTCAAGCTGAGCAGATCAATGCTATCAAGGAATCCGTTGGTGGTGATGCTGCCTATGGAGAGATGATGACTTGGGCTGCCCAGAACCTTTCTCCTGAAGAGATCAATGATTACAACACGGTCACTGGTAGTGGTAACCCCGTAGCCATTCGCTTTGCTGTACAGGCCCTCCAGGCCCGCTATCAGCGAGATGAGGGCTACGAGGCCCCACTGGTGACTGGAAAGAAGGCAGATACAGGCCTAAAGCCCTATCGCAGTCAAGCCGAGCTTGCTCGTGATATTGCTAATCCCCTCTACCACGCTGATCCGGCTTTCCGGGCTGATGTGGAAGAGCGTCTGGCTAGGAGCACAAATCTTCTTTGATTTGTTGGGGGGTGCAACTCCCCCCTCAGACATTGCCCGCGACCGTGGCATTAAAACGGCGAACCTTTGCAAAGGAAAACCTAGGTCTATATCAAGAAGACGAAGTAGGAGAAAGCCCCTTACGAGGGACAACTTTCAAACCGAAAAGGATTCGATCTAAAAGACCGAACAATTCTTTCTCCTTAACTTCTAAGAACAATGACTAACATTGCTAACATTAGCCGCCCCAATGCGGTTAATGGAAGCCAGTCGAACGCCTACGCTGATAAGTACTCGACAGCTCTGAAGCTGTTTAGCGGCGAAGTGTTCACGGCTTTCAACAACGCTTCTATCTTCAAAGGTCTGGTCCGCAGCTACACCCTCCGTGGTGGCAAAAGCAAGCAGTTCCTGCTGACTGGCAAACTTTCCGCTGGGTTCCACACCCCCGGTACCCCGATCCTGGGTGATACCGCTCTGAAGGCTAACGAGAAGACCATCCTCATGGATGACCTTCTGGTTAGCAGCCAGTTCGTGTATGACCTCGATGAGGTTCTGAGCCAGTACTCAACCCGCTCCGAGATCTCTAAGCAGATCGGTGAGGCCCTGGCCAAATTCTACGACGAGCGTATTGCTCGCGTTCTGGATATCGCTTCCCGTGAAGCTTCTGTGGTCACAGGTGAGCCTGGTGGCTTTGAAGTGAAGCTGGGTGCTGGTAACCAGTACAACGCTCAAGCTCTCGTGGATGGCTTCTTTGAAGCTGCCGCTGTTCTGGATGAGCGCTCTGCCCCCCAAGAGGGTCGTGTTGCTGTGCTCAACCCCCGTCAGTACTACGCTCTGATTTCCTCTGTTGATACCAACATCCTGAACCGCGAGATCGGTAACACCCAGGGTGATATGAACAGTGGCAAGGGTCTGTACAGCATCGCTGGCATTCGGATCTACAAGAGCAACAACCTCCCCTTCATGGCTGCCTACAACACGGCTGTGACTGGTGAGAACAATGACTACACCGACGCCAACGCTACCTGCGCTGGTCTGGTGTTCCACCGTGAAGCTGCTGGTGTTGTGGAAGCCATTGCTCCCAGCATCGAAACCACTTCGGGTGATTTCCATGTCCAGTATCAGGGCGACCTGATCGTGGGCAAACTTGCTATGGGTGCTGGTTCGCTCCGCACGTCCGTGGCTGGTTCTCTGCAGGCCAAGGCCTGATATTGAGCCCCTGGGGTCTTCGGACCCCTCGGGGGCATACCATTCCCCTAGAAATCTAAATGGCGAAAGCAACGAAGCTTACAGCAATTAATACCATCATTTCCAACATTGGACAGTCCCCAATTACTACATTGGAGACAGGAAACCCATTGGTGGAGATGGCAGAACAGGTTCTGGATGAAATCTCCAGAGCTGTTCAAGGTGAAGGATGGGTCTTCAACACTGAGTACAGGTTTCCGTTCACCCCTGACCCAGTAACAGGATTCATCACGATCCCAGACAATGTTCTAGCACTGGCAAACCCTCCCTATGAAGGTAAGGCCACAATTAGAGGATCACGGCTGTACAACAAAGCAGACCACACATACGTCTTCACTGGCCAACAAGAGCTTGATGTGGTTTGGCTCTTTGAGTTTGAAGAACTGCCTGAGGCTTTCAAGAACTACATCACCATCCGGGCTGCCAACGTGTTCGCTGGTAGATCAGTAGGTTCAGTAGAGGCAGTCAGATTTGGCGAGAGGGAAGAGGTTATTGCCAGAGCAACAGCAATTGAGTACGACACGCAACAAGGTGACTACTCCGTATTCTCAGACATCAATAACAGGAATCCATTCTACAGCTACCGACCAGTAAACGCTCTCTATAGATACTAAATATGGCAGCAATCTCTCAACAAATCCCTAACCTTCTGGGGGGTGTCAGCCAGCAACCGGATCCACTCAAGCTGCCTGGTCAGGTCAGGGAGGCGGAGAATGTATTGCTGGATCCTACATTTGGATGTCGCAAAAGGCCACCTACAAAGTTCTTAGCAAGGCTGGCAACTAACATTCCAAAGACGGCAAAATGGTTTCCCATCTTCAGGGATAAGAACGAACGCTATGTTGCTTGTGTTTACAAGAATGCCAGCAACAACACGGTACTGAGGGTCTGGGAGGCAGACACAGGCGCAGAGCGTACAGTAACGATGCTTGGGGATTCTGCTCAATACCTCACTGTAAACGATGTAGCCAATCTGAAAGAGCTGAGCATTAACGACTACACCCTTCTCTGCAACTCAGAGCGGAGGGTGTCGATGTCTGCAGACAAGTCATCGACTCAGATCCAAGAGGCTCTGATTGTTGTAAATCAGGTTGCGTACAACACTACCTATGCGGTTGACTTCCTCAAGGATGGTCAGGCACAGGTTCAACAGAAGGTATATCGGGCATCCAAGCTTACGGTATCTCCTGGAACGTTTGAAGATGAAGCCGATGGTAACTGTGCAGCAGCAGGATCTCAAAGCTTCAACCAGACAAGTGGAAATAAGACTGGACTAGGCTTCACACTAACAACCAGTTGCAACCCAACTCTTGTAACCGAACAGACTCCAGGCCAGACATACCCAACAGGACTGACAAACATAACAGTTGAAAATATCGGTGTTGTGTTTGACTACGGTATGCAAGCGTACTTTACTTACAAGAAAAAGTCAGCAGATGAATATGTTGCTGGCTCCTATGATTACGTACAATATACCCAAGCCAAACCAGAAGGAGACATCACTGTAAGGATTGAGGTTCGAGTAGAGAAAGATCCTAACAATCCTGGGCATAATTATTTTGTATTTTCGAGCGCCAGTATAGTTGCTTACACTGTATCTGGCGATCCAAAATGGACAACAGCAAATAATACTGCTGACATCATAACTCTACCATCAAACTTGGAGAAATATCCAGGAGGACAGATCTATCCAGCAGGAAGCACTGTTGGCATGAGGTTTAACATATCATCAATTCGGACTGGACCAAGTACTCCAACCTATACCTACAAATCAGTCTATACAACTAGGGTTACCCTAAACAATGGAGGTCAGAACTGGAGGAAAGGGGATAGTGTCACAGTAACTCTGATGAGCAAACAATACACTGTGACTGTCGAAGAAGAATCATATGGCTTTAGCTACGCCTCTGAAAATCAGGTAAGCTATACAACACCACTTGATCAAACAACAGGAACCCTTGATGTAGGTTCAATCACCTCAAATCTGACAGCTGGCATCAACCTACTAGGTCCATACCAAGCCACACCAATTGGCAATGTAATCTACGTCAAGAGAACTGATTCAAGGGAATTTAACATCCAGACAAGAGGTGGTACAGCCAATAATGCTCTGTATGGCATCAAGGGCTCTGTCAATGATGTTTCTTTGCTTCCTAACCAGTGTGTCCCTGGTGTTGTCTTGATGGTGAGGAACTCAGCAGACTCTGATGCTGATGACTATTACGTTAAGTTTGTTCCAGGCAGTGGAGACATCCCAGGCAACGGTGGGTGGGAAGAGACAGTAAAGCCAGGTGTCCTTACTGACCTGAACACTGCAACAATGCCTCATGCATT